GGATCGGCGGGAGCGGAGGGCGCGTTGTCCTGAGCATCAGACTGTCCCTCCAGCGCCGCCTCGATTGGATCACCTCCCTTCGGTTGGGGCTGCGGAGCCTGGGCTGGGCCAAGCGCGGCAGCGAGCTTGCCGGGATAGGCTGCGGTCTTCGGTCCCCATTTGGAGGTATCCGGGCCGCCGTGGTACATCATCGCCGCGCGATCGATATCGCCACCCGATGCCTGAAGGTTCTGCGCCCACAACTTCCCGGCCGCATCCACCGCCTGCGGGACGTTGAACGGGTCGGCCCCAAGCGATTTCGCGGTGTCGGGTTCGAGCTGCATCAGCCCTTCCGCGCCCTGCTGCGAAACCACGTCCGGCCTGAGGCTGGACTCGACTTGAGCCGTCGCGCGAAGGATGCCCGGAGGCAGGTTGTATTTCTGCTCCGTCGCCGTGAAGAGGCTGTTGAGATCGACCCCGCTCATTGGGCGAACTGGGTGAAGTCAACACCCATCCCCTTGAGCGTGCGGTAATCCTTCAGCCACTGCTGGCGCAGTTTCGCGGGAGCGCTGGCGAGCGCCTTTGCCCCGCCCTCCGCGTAAGCGGTGAACATGCGCGGATCGTATGCCTGACGCCATTGGCTCTCGAACTGTGCGTTTCCGGCGGGATTGTGCTGCGCGAAATTCGCTGCCGCCGTCGCTTTCGCCATCTTCGCATATTCGAGGCCGATCATGGTCGGGATGACAACCTTGAGGGCTTGTGGCGTCATCTTCATGTTGGGCGAGGCATTCGCCATCATTCCGAGCCGCGCATCGGACCCGTTCAATCCGAGGTCGGAAGCCGACTGCGCGACGAACCGCGCCGCGTCCTTGTTGAACACGAAGGCGTTGTTGGAATAGCCGAACGGCAGGCCGTGCTCTTCGGCGAGATGCTGCAACCTTGCCGCCGTCGGCCCCGTCGAAAGAGCGTTGGGGCCTGCAATGAGCGTCTGCATTTCGCGCAGGGCCTGCACGCGCTGCGGAGATTCTTTCGAAATTTCCTGCGTGTTCAGGAAGGCGTTGGCTGAGCCCTTGCCATAAGCATCGAACGCCGAAGTCTGACCGAGCGACGGGCCAGCCGGGAGAGCGTGACCGCCTGCGGCTTGAGGACCGCCCGATCCGCCAACGCCATAGTAGGAATTGAGGGAGTGACCACCGCCCGTAACGTCGGACTTCGGACGCACCTCCATCTGTCCGGTTTGCGGGTTGTAGGTCTGGATTGTGTCGAAAGGAGCCTTGGCACCCGCCTGCGCTCCGGCAACCGCTCCGGCTTGTGCAGCAGCGGCTTCGGTCGCGCCGGGAATGTTGTAAACGCGGGTCGGCTCGATCTGGCCGGTCTGCGGGTTGGTTTGGTAATCCGCGCCCTGACCCTCTCCGACGCGAGCCGCCTGGAAGATGACCTTGTGCTGGACCGGATCGTACAACGGAGCGCCGGGACGAACACTGACCGGCGCGATGTAATTGTTCTTCTGGACGCTCCCCAGAAGCGCCGTGGCAGTCGGGATATCTCCGTTCTGGAGGGCCTGCCGTGCATGGGCGACCGTAACCTCCATATCAGTCGGAGTCGCACCCTTGCCCGCAACCGTCGCAAGCTGCTGCGTGTACGCGTCGGGATTCATCATGTAGAGCGCGAGGTCGCGGTTGGGATCGCCCGTGAGCGACATTGGAGACGCGCCCCCCGTCGGCGCAGGAGGAGGCGCGGACGGCGGCGTTGATGCGGCTTGCGGGGGCGCGTCTGGAAGCGGAGCGAGCGGGTCGGGCTGACCGGGAGCAGGGTCTTGTCCGGGAACGAACGCAGCCGATGTTGGCGTTTGTGCCGGAGTGGCAGCAGTCGCCGAGCCGCCCGGAACCTGACCGGCTCCGAACAAACCTTTCAGCCCATTTGCGAGCGCCTGATTGGCAGAGATCATCTGCTGGTCTGCGCGGCTATTCGCGCGATTTGCGGCGACAGCTCCGAGCACGCGCGCTAGGCCTTGCGTCCAGGACACCGCGCCGCCATTTCCGGGCGTGTCCTTCATCGCCTCTTCGCGAAGCGCTTGGGCCAAGGCATATGCTCGTTGAGCCCGCAACTGCTGGATCTGATAGTCCGGTGCGGCAAGCGAAAGGAGCGCACCGCTCATCGGATTGGTTGGTGCAGAAATGGCGGCCATCAGCCGACCCTCACCGGAGCAAATTCGGGCGCAACCATCAGAAAGCCGCTGGCGTGGCGCATCACCGCATCCGGACGAACCTTCGCGAGATGCTGCGCGAGGATGCCAATGAACCGGCCCTTCAAGCCCCGATAACTGAACTCGTATAACGGGAGGCCATGACGCCGCCCGATGTGCTTCAGGTTGCGCTTCAGGCGCTTGTCGGAGAACGCCATTGCAGCGTCCCCGGCAAGCCCGAACAGCCCGTTCATGAAGTTGTTCGAGTTGGCGACCTGCGCGTTGTATGCGTTCCAGATGTTGCCGCTGACGTTCGTGGGCTGGACCTGCGATTGCGGCACCTGCCCGAACGTCGGCATTTGAACCTGGGACTGGGAACGAAGCGCGTTCAGCTCGTTCAGGGGGAGCATCTGAAGCTGCGTCTGCTCGCCCAGTCCCTGCGCACGCGCCTGATTGCCGAAATTGGCGTTCTGGAGCGCTTGCGCATACTGTTGGGCCTGCGCGTCGTTGGCGAAGGCCCCTTGTGCATTGGCCTCGGTCGTCGCCTGGTTGCGGGCGGCTAGAGACTGACCGAACAGCTGGTTCTGGAGTGCGTCTCCGGCCCCAATCGCCGAATAATTCGCCTGGTTGTAAGCATCGTTCTTCTGGCGCGAGAACTCGTCCTGCGCTCGCTGATAAGCCTCCGAGCCCTGGACGACACCCTGGTTCGCGAGCTTCGCATCGAGATCGTGCTGCGCATTGGCATATTGCGGATCGAGCCGTGAGGTCGCCTGATTATAGACCGCATCCTGCGCTTGGCGCGTGAGGTTGTTGAAGTCGGTCGAGACCGCCGGAGCGTTCGAGTAATTGAGGTTCGTCTGGACCTGTCCGGTTTGCCCTGGTCCACCCGAAAGCGCGGGAAGGCCAGATTGATCGATCTGGCCTTGGAGCGAATGACCGGCCTGGTCGGTGAGGTTGAACCCAAGCCCGGAAAGCGCCGCGTCCTGACGAAGCTGGTTGTCGAGATTCTGCTGCGCCTGAGGCGTGAGCGTGACCGTCTGGGTCGAGCCCGGTCCCGTGCCGTTCCAGATGCTCGACCCCAATGGAGTGACCTGGTTGACGCGGTTGAGCGCGGCTTCGAACTGAGCGGTCTGCTCGTTCGATTGGGTCTGTGCCGCTGATACCTGGAACGGATCGGGAGGGGCTGGGGCTTTCAATTCACCATTCCGCTTTGCAAGTGGAACGGTGAGGCCGAAGCCGCCGCTATTTCAGGGGAACTTTACGCTATTTCGAGAGTTGCCGCAAGCGTATCGTGCGGCCTTTCGATCATCCACTCCGGAGCCTCGCTTCTCAACAGCCCCAGAAGCACGCAATCCTCGGTCGGGGACCAGCCCAATTTCATGAGTCCCTCATCCTTGAAGCCGATGCCCCGGCAGAAGCGGATCGCACGTTCGTTCGAGGCCGCGCACCGGCATGTCACCCTGTGACAATCGAGCTGCACGAACGGCCACGCCATAAGCCGTTTAATCGTATCCCTCGTCGCCCATCGCGCATTGTCGGCGGCGAAGCTGATCTCGATATTGCCGCGCTCCCATCCTCCGACCGCCATTCCGGCGACGATCTCGCCCTTCACGGCCACGCCAACGGCTCTGGCAAAGCCGCGCCAGTTGTCGGGATTGACGCCCGGTATCCTTGCCGCGATCCAGTCGAGCATCCGGTCATCCACCAGGATGAAGCGCTCAGGCCCGATACGCTCCAGCTTCAGATGACGCCTCCGGGCTCCCACACATAGGCCACGTTCTCAATCGAGGGAGAGAAGCCGATGCAGCTCACCTGAAGGCGAACCGTCGCCGCAAAGCCGAATCCGCCGACCTGCTGCCACTGCGAAACGGCATATCGCGACGGAGCCCAATGCGTCACATCCCACAGGCTCACGTCCCACCGGGGAAGGCCGGATAGCGTTGAAAGCGACGGAGCCGAGGTCGCCGTGTTCACATTCAGATCAGTTACGAGATCGAGCAGCACGTTTGTCCCGATATTGGCGATCATGGTGGGCCTGATCTGGTTGAACTTCTTGCGGCCTACCTTGTCGCCGAAGTAATTGAACGCGGGCACCATCGTCCCACTGATCGCCGCGCCATTGTCGCTGTTGCCGGACTCGCCAAGGTAGATGGTTCCGTCCGACCCACCCCAGTAAAGACTGTCCTGCACGGTTTCGAAGACGTTGGCGTTCCACCCGAGATAGCGGCACCATGCTCCGGTAATCGTGTTCATCACGAACTGGTAAGCGGTCGCATTCTCAGCCGTCGGGACATTGATGAACAGCTTGTTCCCGACCGGGTAGAGCATCGCCTGCCACCCGAACGTATTGGGGTTCCCGGCAATCGCGAGGCGCGCGGCGGAATCGATCTTGTTGGAAACCGCGTCCACATTGCTGGAGCGATCGACCATCAGCACCTTGGACAAAGGCACGAACCCATCGACCGAGATCAGCACCACGTCCGAGCCGACACGGGTCCAGAACCGTCCGCCGATGGGCCGTCCGATCCTTGCCTGGCCCGATAGCGCCCATGTGGAAGCATTGGCGGGATCATAGCCCTCGAAGATAATCACCTCGCCCTCGGTCGAGACGAACACCGCGAACTGCTGCGTCTGTTGGGTCGACGGAAGGGTCCAGGTAATCATTCCCGCCAGCGAACCGCCCTGACGGAACAGCGAGGATAGGTCGAGCTCGGTCGCGGCTCCTCCAATGGACTGGAGGGGGAGATACCACACGCGGAAGCTGTTCTTCTCGACCAGCCAAATCCGCTGCCCGAACGAGTTGATCGAAATCGCCTTGCTCGTGTCGAACCCGGTTACAGCAGGAGAAGCAAGAGCATTGGTCCAGCTTGTCCCGTCATAGCGCTGCATCGGGTCCGCGCCATTGACGGCAAGAAGAAACTGGCCTCCCGGCGTGCCGAAGTTCACATACTGGAAGCGGCTGTTTGCTAGGCCAGTGACGGCAGCAACCCCGACCGCGCCCTGGTTGGTCGCGTCGTAGATTTTTCCGCCCGCGATCCCGAACAGCTTGTTGACGAGGCCAGCGCGGTATGGAGCGATGGTTTCGACCGCAGCCCCCAGTCCCGTGGCCCATGCCTGACACCCCAGCCTCAAGGAGCAATCAGTCGTGCCGGGGACGAAGTTGTCGAGAACAAGTGCGTCGGTCGCCTTCATCTCGGCGATGGAATCGCGTGCGTTCAATCCACCGATGGGGGCGGGAACCGATGCGGTGCGCGTCACCGCCCCGCGGAAGGCGCGCTTCATCGTCCGGGCCAGTTCCCGTCCGGGATGGGCGGAAAGCCGAACCCGCCAATCCGTGCTGTCCTGCGGCCCATGTGAAGGATATCGTTATCCTGAAGCTGGGCGTAGCGACGGTTCAGCGCTTCATCATACTGCGCTTTTTCCTCGGCATAATTGAACCCTCGTGCCGCTAGGGTGCGCCATTTGAGGCCAAGCACTAGAAGATCGTCGGTGATGATTGGAACGTCGGTGTCGGCCATGAACGAACTCTGCGGCGTTCCAGAGGCCGACTTGCACCAGTTCTTGCTGACATATTCGAACACGATAGTGTCGGCCACGCTCGGCACGGGGTCGAACTGGATTTGGCCACCATACAAACGGAAGCGGATTTGCGGCGCGGCAACAGCAATTCCCGAGCGGATCGCCTGCCATTCGCGGTCGGACAATGGGCCGATGGTTTTCCAATGGGTCGAGCGATCCCAACTCGTTCCTGGACGATAAGCCAAAAGGTCGGTCGGGAAGTCGTAAGCCTGCTGTCCCGGAACGAGGGTGATTAGCTGTTCGCCCCTCAGTTCAGGCCAGCCACCCTCGAACGAGGCAATTTCGTTTCCGGCGCGGTTGAGGAGCGCGAGGATCTGCGGCCCATCGGACGTGTTGCCGCCCGCGACCTGTGACGGCGCAGGCAATCCCATCTCGGAATAAGCCTGCGCCGCGATCCCGACGACATTGAGCATATCAGCTGCCCGAGCTTACGGGCGTCTTCTCCTTGCGGCCCTTGGGCGCTTCACGCTCGGCGAGCAGCGCGTTGACGATCTCGGTCAGCTTCTGGACTTCGCCGCGAAGCTGCGTCTCGGTCGAGTTGCCGTTGATGAACGCACGAGCCTGTGTCCGGAGGGCAAGAGCGCCCATGCCGAGCTGCGTCAGGTTCACGTCGGAAACCTTCGCCAGCTGCTCGACGGTCTTGATCCCGGCAAGGTCGAAACGCTGGGCGTCGGCCTTGGTGCAGCCGTCCCAGTCGTAAATGCTGGTTCCGGTCGCGGTCGATTGACCCGACTGGTAATCCGCCCACGCTTGGGGAAAACGCTCGGGATCGGAAGGACGCCCCGGATAGCTCTCAAGCCGCACCGGCTGATCGTAAACCGTCTTGGTGTTGCCAGGAGCCTGAAGGCGAAGGTGAACCACTTCCTCGAACTTCGTGTTGTCGAAGTTGGGAACGCGGGCAAGGTGGAACTCGGCGTGATATTCCGCATCCGAGCCGAGCGCGATCATGTCGCCATTCTCGACCTTGCCGAGTTTGGAATAATCGACGTTGAAATCTGAGGACAAAGCCTGTCTCCCCTTCCCCTGGTAGGCAAGCCGGAACGCGGGAGGGGAAACACCGCACGCCCCGGCTTACCGTCCTTAAGTAATCGCGCCCTGCGCGCAGGGGCGATTCAACAGGATTAGCGACTGGCTGGAGCTGAGCGTCACAGCGCCCGAACCAGAGCCGTAGGTCGCGCCGTTGGCGGAGGCAGCAAGGGCGTTCAGCACGCCCTTCGACGCAACCACCGTCGAGGAGATGACGCCCGAAGCCTGCCATGACTGTTTATCGCCTACGGCGACCGTGCCGTTGGTATTGGTGACCGCGATACCTTCGGTCTGGATCCAGCCCCATTGACCGGCCGTCATGGCCGCTAGCGCAACGCCAAGGGGCTTGCCGCTGTTCGCCGCTCCGGCCCACGGTTGAGCCGACACGTCGATGCGCGCACCCGAATTGACGCTGGTAGCGGTCAGCTCGCAAACGCCGCCAGCCGCAATCGTACCCGCAGCCTGGACGAACATGAACTTGCCGCCGCCGAGCGCCTGATCGACGCCGCGAAGTTCAAGACCCGGAAACTCCAGCCGCCCGTAGGTGGCAGTCGTGACCGCGCCCAACTTGAGCGCACCGGGACCAACCGAGTCCACGGCATAGAGATCAACGAACCCAAGTTCGTTATCTGCTACAGTGTAAGCCATTTTCCCGATCTCCCGTTAAGCGACCAACACGCCCTGAAGGGACGCATTGTTCATGGTCATGTTTCCGGCGAAGCCGATGAGCTTCACCATTGCATCCTGGTTCACCGACTGACGGTCGTCCCCAATCGGCACGAAGTTGCGAGACTTGTGCGGACGGAAGAACAGGTAGTTGGTGTTCAGGAAGTACATCTGGTTCGACGGTGCGCCGCCCCCGATGCCGCCGTCGTAAACCACGTCGGCGTTCTTGTATTTGAGGCTGTTGAAGCCGATCGATGCCTCGCCCGTGTCCGGACCAAAGCGCTGGATCGCCTGCAATGACTGCCAGTAGAAGTTGTAATAATTGTTGTCGGCGACGATGAGGTCGGGCTGGTCCGCGCCGCGAACGACGGACAGGAACAGCCGGTTCATGTAGCCCTGGATGTTGGTCGCCGAAACCGCGCCGCCTCCGTCGGAAGTTCCCGAGAACTTCTTGTTGCGGAAGAACGAGCCGATGGTCGTCGAACGGTCGATGCCACCCACCGTGCCGGTCGTCGGGTTCGAAGCGACGAGCAGCTGGAGACCGCCGAGCTGCCGCCCGCCGTCGGCAGTGCCGTCGGAGTAACAGTCGAGTGCGATGTTGTTGGTGAGCGTGATCGCGGCGTTGTTGATGCGCTCTTCGAGGAGGTCGATAATCGCCTCTCCGCCAGCGTTCATCAGCATCTCAAGGCCCGAGATGGAGACGGCGCAAGCGGCCTGAGCATAGTTATACTCAGCCGCCGTGAACGTCTCGCTCGGAGCGATGTTGACGGGTTCATAGCCACTGTAGCGCTTGAAGGTGCCGTTTTCCGCGAATGCGATTTCCTGCACGATCGAGCGACCGCCCGAGACGGGCTTGACCCGGCCCTTGGCGCGCAGTTTCTTGAGAAGAGCGTTGTTCTTGGTGACGTTGTCGGCAAGTTCGCCGGAACGGTTGCGCAGGGTGGTCGTGACCAACTCGGTCATCGCTGCGCTGGGATTGAGAAGAGCCATTTCCTTTTAACCCTTGGTCCAGCGGCGGCTCAGAGAAACCCGAGCTTCCGCGCGTTTTCTGCTAGCTCGTCTCTCAAGGACATCGGGGTTGGGTTTCCGGCGGGACCGGGCGAACCTGTAACCGATGCACTCGCGCGGCGAGCGGCGGCGGTGTCTTTCTGGAGGTTCGCTGCGGGGGCCTGGGTGGCGACCGTGGAGCGGAGGGCCGGGTCTGCTGCCACGGCCATGTTATACGCGGTTTCGAGGTCTGAGGCCGCTCCCGCTTCGATCAGTTGGCCCATGCGAACATGGACCGCTTCGAAGTGAGGGTGGGCCGGGTCGGCTCGAAACCGCTCTATTTCGGCGGCGATATTACTCTCTTCCGCGCTCGGCGGCAAGGGGGCATATTGCTGATTTGCGGCAGGACGATTGACCTGCGAACGAAGCTGGATGATCTCGTTCTGAAGCGCCCGGATATGCGGGTCTTGCGGGGCATTGGGGTCGATCAGCTGCGACGGATCGATACCGTAGGAAACCAGCAGTTCCCGCGCCTTGGACAGCTTCACGTTGGGGTCGCTCGAACGCAGCGCGTTATGATTGTCGAGCAGGATCTTGACCGCGAGTTGCGGCGTTGCGCCTGCGGCCTGGATTTCCGGCACATAGGGACGGAAGATGTCGGCCATCTCGCGTCCGAACATGCGCTCGTTGTCGTTCTGCCCTGCGATCTTGGCAGCGTCGGCTTCACGGCGTAGAATGGCCGCCTTCGCGATAGGATCGAGCTTTGACCAAACAGCCGCCTCGTCAGCACGCCAACTCTTTGGAGGAGCGTCTGGAGTTTGACCGTCTGGCGTCGGTTCGGTCGCCTTCGCCTCGCCATCTTGACTTGCTTCTGCGGGCTTGGCTGAGGGCTGGCCGTCCGCCGTTGCCGCGCCATCTGTGGCCTCACCTTCGCCCTTCCTGACGAACCGCCCATGCGCATCGCGCCCATCGCCACGGTCGGACTTAGGCTCGGAAGGCTCCGCATTGGCCTCAGCCTCCGGAGCGGGCGCGTGTTCCTCGTCTGGCTGAGCCGCCGCCTCACGCGCGGTAATCTCCTCTAGGCCCTTCGCGAGATCGTCGCGAAGCGAGGTCTCAGCGTTCTCGCCAAGTGCCATCGGACTTCATCCTCTCCAACTGGTTGCGCATTTCCGCCTTGATGCTGTCGAGCGGGACGGACGGGGTGAACGGCTTCGAAAGATCGGGCTTTTCGTTGCCAAGCTCGATCAAGCCGTGTTTCTTCAGATGGTCGCGGTGCGCCCGCTTCGAGGCGATGTGCGAGCCGTCCACGGGCGAGATATAATCGTACTGGTCGTTCGGAAGCCGGAGCGTCACCGGCTTCAATTCACCGTTCGGGCCCGTCGCGTTGGTGACTTTGGCACCGCAGAGTTTGCATTTTGCAACCCACGGCTCGCCATCGCGGATATAGCGCCCGAACAAGCATTTGCAGTCGCAGAGGAAGGTGACATCGGGCATCTATTCGCCCTCCGTCGCCTGATTGGCCGCGCTGATCTCGGCGGCGTCCAAAGTCGCACCGGCATTGATTTCTGCGACTTCGATCTGGGTCTTGGCGGTGAGCAATGCCTTGAACTGCTCAAGGGCCGCGTTCATCGCCGCTTCCTGCCGCTGCTGCGCGGCATCGAACTGCGCCTGCATCGTGTCGGTCTGCTGCTGGAAATGGGCCTTCATGGCTTCCAGATTCGCTTGCTGCTGAAGCTCGCGCTGATGCTGCTGATCTTCGAGCGCCATGCGCTGCTGGTCGGTCTGCGCGTCCAACTCCTGCTTCTGCTGAGCCGTCTGCGCGTCGGCCTGCACCTTCGCCATTGCCGGGTCTGGTTTAGGCGGCTGCGGCTGCTTCGCCTGCGCTTCCTTCTGCTGGATATAGTCTTCCAGGCAGTCCATGAGATCGCGACCGACGCGGAAGCCGCGTGCGCCGAACAGCAGCAATTCGCCCATCAGCGGAGCGGCGGTCGGATCGGCCTGGACGATCCCGCCTGCGGTCTCGAGGAACTGCGTAATGCCGGTGATGAACTGCGTGCGCTGTTCCTGCTGCTGCGCATCGTCGGGAGCGACAATCGAATCCGTCTCGATGTCGATTGCGAAGCGGCGGCGCGGCTGATCTCTCAACAGAGCGATCACGTCTTCCCATGTCGGCTTCGACAGGGCGTATTGTGCGTCTTCCGGCTTCAGCCCGGCCTGTTTCAG